ATCCGCAAGGTACGTGATATTTATGCTCAAAGTACTCACTGTGCATCCTTGCAATCTCTTCCAATTCACTCCTTAGTATTTTACTACTTTTAGTTTCTCTAAATTGCTCCCACCATTTTAAATCGCTCGCTTTCATTTTCTTTTAAAGTTTATTGAGTTCCACTGCTCTTGTCTTTTTGCGCAACCGCAATCGACCCCCAGCAATTTGCTGACTTTTTTAACAATCCAGTGTATGCCAGTATATTTAGTTATTGTCGCTACGATGTCTCCTATTCTCATATCGTTCCTTTATTTGTTCCCTAATTACTTTTATTGTATTTCTCAAACTCCAATAGCTGATGTTAGTATCTCGACTGAACTGCATTAGCTTTTTGCCACCAACAAACACTTGTTCAAATATATTTCTAAGATAAAAAGCATTCATTTTATCACTTGTAAATTGGTTGATCTTAGTACCCTCTTTTAATAGATCGTTATATCTACTATCATTTAGCCAAACCTCAATCGCTCTGCACTTATCAAACACTAGCTCATCATCAATCTCAATGGTATCTAAATCTGCTAACTCTGGTAAATACTCAATGCTGATTAGTTTAATATCCTTTTCTTTTCTTTTTAAGTCTCTAAAAAGGTTTAGCAATATCAAATAAATAAAGTAATAGTTGACTTCATCATCATACATAAAATCCTTGCCATTTTTAATATGCTGATCTACTCGTATGTACATCTCTTGTGTCAAGTCTTCTGCTGTTTCTGGATTGCATCCAAAACTACACACAATATCAACCCAAGTTTGGTGTTTATTAAAAATTAATTCAAGTGACAATTTGTTTGTTTTGCAAACAAGTTACCAATTTTTAAAATGGCAAATCTGTATGCTTCAACAACTTCACAATGCTATCATTGTTAATAGCATAACCAACATTGTTAACAAGTGATCTAAACATTACTGGCTCCTCATATGGGGTAGGTCTACCTCCAGTTTCTATTTCTTTGACTTTCCGAACTATAAAGTGAGTATATATATAATCTGCTGGGTGCTGCGTGTACCTATGGATCACAAAAAAATCATCGCAACGGTTAACGAATTTCGAGCCTCCCTCTGCATCTGCACTAAAGGGTGGTATTGGCATATCCTCATACGTATGTCCCATTCTGTGTCTTTTCCTTTGTGCCTCTGTATTTGCGTGAGTGTTTAACCAAATACTAACTTTCCAGTGTTTGCAGAAAATTCTAAAATCAGTTGTACATTGATAATCATATTCGTGACCTCCTAAGCTTTTGAGCATCTCCCTATCCTTTGTAATACTATTATAGGGATCAATAAAAAATCCGTGATAGTCCCAAGCTTTTTTAACTGCTGTCGCTAGCTCCAATAGCTCTTTGTAATTTAAACTTTTTTCGTTACTTATAATTTTAAAATGATCAAATATAAAACTCTGTGCTTTTTCAAGTTCTGTGTCTGTAACTTTATTAAGCGGCTTCTCAACTAAATACTCTATTAGTTTTCTTAAAATTGAGTGTGGCTCATTTTCTGAACTATAAACTAGCCACCTCTTTTTATGTTTTAAAGTGTAGCATAACATTAAAAACAATATCATTGATGTTTTCCCTACGTTAGCGTGTCCTAAAATAACATTGAGGTTGCTTGGTTTAAATCTTATGTATTCATCTATTTCTGGTATATCAAGTCTCTCGCCCTCTTTATAGTTTCCAGAGCGAATGTCTTTTATAGTCTTTAAGGTATCTTGGTAGTTAATTAGCATATGGTCAAATAAAAGGGGGCTTAATGCCCCCCATAAAATTAAACAAATTTTGAAATTAAAATGGCAAACCATCTTTGTTTACCTCAACTCTGTCTGGCATATGATCTTTTGCCTTGACCTCCTCTGGTTTGTCTTTGATGAAGTAACTGCCATACAGCACCCCATCTTTGTTCTTTGACTTTATAATGTCAACAAACATAAAACCATATTGCGAAGCGTGTTGCTTATGATCATTTAACCATTGCTGCAATTCGTCTACTTTAATTTGTAGTGTGCAGTGTACAAAATCCTTTTCGCCATACTTTGGGCGAAGTCCGTTTACTAGTACTCTATTGTCCATATATCCAATTATAATATGCTTGCGCAGTGTTAATGACCTCTTGGTCGCTTATTTGTTTATTTGAGTGCAACTCGGATGCTGCTTTAATACAAGTCTGCCTAACAATTAGCTGATCTTTATTACCACTCGGTGCATTCATTACATTACTTTGTGGTCTGTACTCTCTAATAATCTTAGCACTTTTGTATTGATCATTTGTTACTTCGTAGCTTATTTCATCTCCGATATTAGCTTTAAAGTTACCTTTTGCCAAAAAAGAGTATTGCCCTCCATCCGCAAAGGTTATCTTATACTTGTCCATATCGTTCCATTGTCCAATGGGGTCGATATATTGTATCTTACCTTGTTTCATTATATAAAAAGTATTTGTTTAATTTCTTGCTCTAGAATTTCAATTCGAGCTTTGTAGAACTCTAGTTCTCCAGATAGCTTTTTATTATTTGCTTCCAGAGCTTCTACTCGTTGTTTTAAGTAATCTGTGTTCATAATTAAATAATTAGCTCTCCAAATATACAACTAAATTAGTTATGCACCAAAAAGTAAAGGGGCTGATTGCTCAACCCCCTTTGCTAATTACTTAAATTTCTCTATAAAAGAAAAACAAAAATACATCATTCTCTATTCCTATGCAACTCTTTTATCTCAAATTCGTACCTCTCAATCATAGCTAACAATTCTATGTTGCTAAATTTAATAGTCTGCCTTGACTTCTGCAACAAACTCTCTGCTGTACCCTCTCCAAAATTTTGATCTAAGTATATGCCAAATTTATACTGCTCTCCATATTTAAACACATTGCACCCAGAGCACTGCACTTGGCAGTTAACTTCATCCCATCTCGTTGTATAATGTTTTCTAGATTGAAAATGTCCACACTGTTGCTTTTTCCAGTGATCTATTTTGCCACAAGTAACGCATTTAGCATTACCCATATCATTTGCATTGCGTAGTCTTACATACTGGCTAAACACTTTGTCCAGCTTCTTTACTATCTTGCTTCTTGTCATTAGTCAAATTGCTTAAAAGTACGTATAAATTAGTTACTGCCTTTTCTAAATTAGCAATCCTTTGTGCTTGTGTATGTTTTTTTACTTGTCTCACTTGTCCATCAACCTCAAAAACCGACTGCCCATATCATCATCCATAGTTTTTATTGCCCTATAAATACGTCTAGAGTTCTTTTTTGTGTTCTCTTTTGCACTTTTTGTGCTTTCAATACCTAGATTAGTGTACTGGTCTGCATCCATAAACAAAAGTCTGTCAATCTTTTCCTTTTCAGATACTGTTTTGTAAGCAAGTATTTTGTCAATTTTATCTTGCATTTCAATTTCATTTATCATTTATCGTCTGGGGGTACTTATTAAGTACTTTAGTTACTTAGTTAGTAATATAATATATATAAATTAAGTACAATATAGTACTTATTTAGTACTCGCACTAATTTTTTTGTATTTTTCAATACCTCTGCTACCAAAGTAAGCTACATAAACCGTTGTTAATAAGGTTTTTAGTAAATCAATCCATTCTTGCTCTACACTAAACTCTGCACCAATACTATCTAAAATAACAAACAAGCAAGTCATAAAAGTTAAAAACATTAATACCAATGGTCTTGTATTTTTACTTAACCAACTATCGCTAGCCATATCACTTTGCCAACGCTTTGTAACCTCCAGAAGCTCCATCTCGTCCATTTTAAGCAACTGTAATGCTGTTTCCTTGTCTGGCGGAGGTATATTGTCATCTTTTAAAATTAAGTTCTTTAAAACCCCTAAAAACCCCTTGTCTGGCACTACGTCTGCTAAATTAGTAAACAACCCTTTGTCGCCTACTAAAAATTTGCCAACCTTAGTATCCTTAAATTTTTTTTTGCTCATACCCAGCGGTATTGTAGATGTATAATTCCTAAATAGAGATTGACCTCATCATACTTATATTCGTCTTTAGCTGGATAATAACTAAACCCAAATATAAATGCAGTAGGGAAAAGCGATATAATACTAAACATTCTCAAAATCTATAACTTATGTTTTCATATTCTTTTTTAGCATCAAAACTAGGGCAAGCTTTACTGCTGAAATCTCGGTGTCCATATATCACACCTCCGTAAGTATCTTTTAATTCGCACAACAAATCAACCAGTGCATCCTTTTGTTCGTATGTTCTGGTATCTAGCCAAGCACCTTTTTTATCTACTCCACCTACATATGCTACCCCAATGCTATCCCAGTTTTCTCCTTTAGTATGAGCTCCAGTTCTCTCTACTGGTCTGCCCTCCTCAACTGTACCATCCAATTTAACTAAAAAATGATAACCCACATCGCTCCATCCTCGCTCCTCTGTATGCCATCTCCGTACTTCGTCAATGTCAACTTCTCTGCCCTCTGGAGTTGCAGTGCAATGTATTATGATCTTGTTTATTTTTCGCATTCTTTATATTTAAAGTTCTGCCCAGTAACCGAAAGTTTGTCAATTACACTACTCTGCAAATCTCGTAGCATACTCTCAATGTTATCCTTTTCATCAACTAATTGATTAACCTTAGTTTCTAAACTCTGGCTTCTAGCTTGCAACTCCGCAACCTCCTCTGGGTTTTTACCAATAAAAGTATAGATGACAACTGACAAACTGCCGACCAGCATACCCACTATAACTTTGAAAATATCGTTATTTGTTTCTGGTATCTCATAAAAAGCCAAAAACAACAATAGCCCCATTACCAAAAAAAAGATAATGCCAGCACCTAAATACCCTCTAAGCTCTTTGTCCCTAGTCATTTTTATTTCTCAATTCCCACCACTTTTGTATTGTATAGCCAATAGTTACTACAAGTAACATAATTTTCAATGTGTCCTCAACAGCATTTAAGCTGGTTATTGTCATTGTTGACAAATTAATTGCATATATTTTCATTGAGCCAGTGTCCATTATGGAGTTTCTAATGTTATTATTCTTGCTTCTAAGTCTTCAATTTTAGCAATAGCATCTTGCAAAGCAGCTGTTAATACTGGTACTAACTTTGAATGGTCAATACCTTGCCATACTGCATCGCCATTTTCATCAACTTCATCCTTTGTACCACTAATAGCTCCCGGCACATATTCTTGTACCTCGTGAGCCATAAAACCATCGTGAATTGTATTACTGTCATCGTGGATAAAACTAAATTGTTTAGGCTGCAACCCTTTTACTCTTTCAATTCCATCTGTAATTTCAGTTACATTTTCTTTTGTTCTATAATCCGAAGTTGTATTATAGCTTACGCTACCAGAATAATTAATTGTAATCTCTCCGAAGTTAGTACCATTCCTTGTAAACCATATTGCATTTGTAATATAGCTACTTGTACTATTGATAAAAATACCAGTATTGTATGTTGGACATTCCATCCTTATATTAGTAGCAGTCCCAGAACCATCAATCAGCATACCATAGCCGTTAACCAATCCTTCTATAGCAAGTCTAGCACCAGTAGCTGGAATGCCAGATGGGCTACCCATTTTTAATCTATTGATTACATTTGCAGTACCATTTAAACTTACATTTGTACTTGTGCTTGCACCTCTACCAGTTACATTTGCTAACGTATCCGTTTCAGTATATCCAGTAATAAAACCTCTGCCATTGGTTATTTGATTGTTGTTAGTGACATTCGTCGCACTAGTAGCAATTCCATCTAGCTTATTATGATGAGCTGTTGACATTACACCAGCAGCCGAGCCAGTCGCTTCTCCAATAGTTGCATTACTACCATCTGATGAGTTAACAGTTACAGATGTTGTCGATGTAGATGTTGATAGGTTTGTACTTACGTTAGGCGATGTGTTTGTAATTGTAAGTGTACCACCGCTTGACGTTGACGTCATTTCTGACTGAATACCAGTGCCTTGTGCTATTGTTAAGGTTTCTCCATTAGTAACTGATGTACTTTCAGTTCCGTTGCCTTCTTTAATAATCCAACTACTCATTGAGCCAGTACCAGTTCCACCAGTTGTTACTCCAGTAACTCGTCCGTAAGCATCGACTGTTATTTGGTCAATTTTAGTACCGTCTGCTGTTGAACCATACGTACCAGCACCAACACCACCAGTAGCCATATTTAAAGTAACGCTACCACTTGTACCCCCACCAGTTAAATTAGTACCAGCCGTAACTCCAGTTATATCGCCGACATTTGACGTCCAGCCAGCATTGTTACTAAAATGCGATAACTGTATTTCATTTGCGGCTTTTCTACTTTCAGTTGTGCCATCTTGTAAAATAAATTGTGTTGTGCCACTGATGTTTGAAGTCTTATCTGTAAGTTCTGAAAAATCTAGGTTAAGCGTAACAGAGCCACTGCTTCCGCCACCACTTAAACCAGTTCCAGCTGTTACTCCAGTTATGTCCCCAACATTAGTTGTATATCCAGCATTGTTAGTCCACTGTGAAATGTTACCACCTTTATTGGTTAGCGTTTCGCTTGATGATGCAGTTATAAATCCGTAAGTATTGTTCCAGCCAGTATTTCCGTCTGTAATATACCCAGCACCATTTGTAAGCTGATTGTTATTTGTGACATTAGTTGCCCCAGTAGCTATGCCATTCAATTTGCTCTTGTCCTCATCGGTCATCGCACCCCAAGCACTTGTTGTTGCAGCTGGGATTGATGCATTTGCACCATCACTAGAGTTGACACTAAGTGACGAGCCATTAGCAGTTGCTGATAGGTTAGTAGTTACATTTGAAACTTTAGCATTATTTGTGGTAATATCATTTGCTTGTTGTGTTGTAATTCCTACCTTAGAATTGTTTGTAGCAATGTTTGATTCCATTGTGTCCAAATCAACTGCTTGTGTAACTGATATATGCCCCACTTTAGTTGCATCGCTACTCGGATAGCTGTTTTTCGCAGTGTTCGCAGCCACACTAGAGTTAGCACTCACTCTAGCATCTGTATAATACAAGTTTGAACTGCCCTCTGACAAATCATCTGTATCACTGCTACTTTCATCTAAAAGCTTATGCCAGTTACCATTGTGAGCAAAATATGCTTTTCCAGTAGCGTGTACGTGGGCGAACATTCCGTGGTATGTGCTTGCATTTGGTAGATCACTTTCATTTGCAAAAACATTAGCAAAATATACCTTGCCAGTTGTCAATAAATCATTTGAACCTAAGTCTAAATTTTGTGATGTGATAGCACTTTGAGCCCTTGCATTTGTAAAATATAAATTACTAGAGCCCTCTGAAATGTCGTCTGTATCTAACACTACCGCTCCAGTCGCTCCATTTACACTGTCAACTGGTGCTGTCGAGCTTAATGTTGTTGGTTCATATTCTCCGCTAGTTGAATTAAAAACCAATACTTGCCCATTGTTAGGTGCTGTACTAGAAACATCATTTAAGTTGTCAGTATCCAAAGTTACTGCACCAATCTCTCCATTTACACTATCAACTGTGTTTACTTCTGCGCCAGTCTCAATTCCAGATAACTTAGTAGATGAAGCACTGTCAAAACTAATTTTAGCATTGTTAGTTGCTACGTTGCTCTCAATAGTATCTAAGTCTACTGCTTGTGTTACAGATATGTGTCCGACCTTAGTTGCATCCGCTGATGGGTAACTATTCTTTGCATTGTTTGTAGCGATATTGCTTTCCATCGTATCTAGATCGACCGCTTGCGTTACGCTTATATGACCAACTTTTGCAGCATCTGTTGATGGATATGAGTTCTTAGCTGTGTTTGCTGTAACACTACTGTTTGCACTTACTCTTGCATCGGTATAATATAAATTTGTTGTACCCTCGCTTAAGTTATCTGTGTCTTTGTTTGACAAATCAAGGTTAGCACCAGTTTGCAAATTAACTCTATCATCTGCTCTACTGTCGGTATAATAAAGGTTTGTTCCCTCACTTAGATCGCTTGTGCTTTTTTGTGACAAATCTAAGTTTGTACCAGTCTGTAAATTTACTCTTGCATCTGCTCGGCTATCTGTATAATATAAGTTATTTGATCCTTCAACTAGTTCATCTGTTGATGTAGGGTTAACTTCTGCACCATCTTCAATGCCACTCAATTTAGTTCTCTCTGTACTTGTAATAATCTCTCCACTCCCAGCACTTGTCACATCATTGTGAGCAGTTACCGAAATGCTACCTAAAGCCGAAGTTACATTTGCACTATCTGTTACGTCAGCGCTAGTTTCAATACCAGCCAGTTTTGTAATATCACTTGCTGTTGTAAATTTATTTGTAGTAGCACTGTCATCAATATCATCTGCATCAAGTACTACGTCTCCAGTCTGGGTGTTAACACTTGCAACCTCATTTACTTCTGCTCCGCTTTCAATTCCGCTTAACTTTGTTTTTTCTGCATCTGTAAAAGCATTGGTGTCTGCATTACTTTCATACGCAGTTTTTATTTCGCTAGCAGTCTGATTGACCTCTGCTCCAGCCTCGATGCCATCAAGTTTTGTTTTGTCAGCACCAGTCATAACACCAGCATTTGTAGTAGTCGCTGCTGGTAAAGTAGTATCGCTTCCAGTTGAGCTCTCTAAATCTACTGTTGTAGATGCTGGAGTATTAGTTAAATTTGTAGCTGGGACATCTACTGCAAGCCCTTGGTTAGATGCTGTTGTACTAGCAATTCCGCTTCCAGTAATTGTAAAAGTTTGACTATCTAAGTCAACCGATCCATTGCCATTATCTCCAGAAAAGTCTAAGTCCTCTGCTGTAACTTGCGCATCCACATATGCAGTTGTAGCCACCTTAGTTGAGCTATCCCCTAAACTCTGTGTAGTTGCTGTTACGCCATCTGCCAATATACTTGTTGCTGTTACATTGCCAGTTAAATCTCCAGTTAAATCTCCAGTTACATTGCCAGTTACATTACCAGTTACGTTACCAGTAACATCTCCAGTCACATCCCCCACAAGGTTGCCAGTTACACTCGTTGTAATAGACGAGGGTAATCCAACTGTAAAACTTTGATCTGTCAAATTAACTTCAACTTCATTTGCAGTACCTTGTATTGTTAATGTTTGACTATCTAGATCAACAGCCGATGTTGTACTACTATCTGTAATATCTAAGTCTTGTGCTGTTACATTTGTATCAACATAATTTTTTACCGCAGCACTCGTTGGGATTGTAGTATCATTATCATTGTTTCCAATGCCATCTGCTTCATCTACAAACTTAGTTACTGTAATGTCCTCTCCGCTATCTTTAAGCTCTCCAAAAGAAACTGTGCCAGTAGCTTTGACTGATCCATCTGTATTTAAATACACCCCAGTATCGTTTCCATCTCCATCGGTTATTTGTACCTCTGCGGAAATTTCATCGTTATCAGCTGTTTTTAGCAACCCTTTGTAGGTGTCTTTTATATTTGTATTAGTTAAACTTTGTCCCATTATATTTTTAATTTAAGAGCAAACTGCATTTATTACCTCTTGTATCGTTTGTTTATTATCATCATTGCCCCACCAAGTTGAGCAATAAACTGTACCCCATCCACTTGTTATAGTCATTTTTTATTTTTTTCCGCAACCTTTTTTGTTTTGCTTAAATAAGCAAGTAACTTTTTTAGGTTACTTTTTTTAATGTTATAATTTACAGCACCCATCCTACAAAATTCGCACTGTAATCTGGGTTCATATCATCATTGCTATTAGTATAATACTCTGGAAACTTACTGCTTGCATTGAAACTCATATGGTCAATAAATCTACGAGTATAAAACTCCGCAAAATTTCTGTGCTTTTGCACTAAAAACTCAATTTCATCCTTAGTAGGTGTATCGCTGTTTTCACTTCGATGCTTAAATACACCCCCATTTTTAACCTCAAAACTAGCAAAGGGCAAGTAGTCGACCATCGCAAAATGAATTAGCATAGGTTGTACATATTCATTTACAAGCTCCTCATAGTCTCCAGTTAGATTGCTGTTTAAAATATCAGTACTTATCTTGTCATATAACTTTGAGCCAAGATAGTTCTGTATGTGCATCTGTTGAGCAATTTTTATAAATTGTATAAACTTGCCAGTGTCAACATTGCCATCTAGTATACTATTGCGTACTAAGTCCTCTCTCTTTATAAATAATGCTGTTGCCATTTAGTTTTTTCTCCAATAGTTATTTTTTGCAGAAGCTATTTGTGCCACCTCTGGCTCATTAGTAGGAAACTCTGCTTCTTTTCGTAAACTAGGGTCTAGTTTTTTGATCTTTTCCTTTGCTTCTGTTACTGTAATTTTCTTGTTATCCTTGCGAATGTACACTTGTCGCATCCAATAGTGTCTGCAATTAACTCCTCCCTTGTATAACCAGATATTATAACTGCTTGATCCTTTAGGGGCAAACTGCTCATTGTCAGCACTTTGTTTATCTAAGTCCTCTTTGCGATATACCTTACCAGAGCCCATCATCATTTTGCAGAAATCTCTGCTATTAGCTGTTGACGTTGTGCCGACTTGTGCATATTTGTATCTCACTTTAAACAATAAAGTGTCTTGCTCACTTTTTTTCTGCGGACTGCTAGACACTATACTTGCTAAATTCAGTTCTTTATGTAATATATCATCAAACTCGTTAGCTGGTCTCTCATCAATTAACTCATAGTCACTTAGGTCTTCATCCTCTAAACCTACCAAAGCCTCATAAACAGCTTCTCTAAGCTTCTGCGCATCCTCCAGTGGCACACAATTAGGTACTTCTCTGCCATCTACAACCTTTGTGCCGATCTGCTCATAGCCATCCCAACAAGGTGCTTTTAAATTATGCTCCTCACAAGGCATAAACCAGTCTGTTCCATCTACATTATGAATATGATGCCCCTCGCAACCAATATCCTCCGCAGCTTTTTCTGCTGCATCCTTAGTTGCATACCCTAATCTGCCATCAATTACCAAAGTATCTGCTTGTAAACTTAATTTCTGCCCAGTCTCCTCCTCAACTTGTTCTTTAGTTATTGCATTTTCTAGATCAACAAACTCCAATGGCTGTAATGTTCTAAAATACATCCTCAAATAAACCTCATTGTACGCTAAAATCTGCTCAAAAGCATTGATTAGCAACTGTTGAAAAGGTCGGATGACCGTATTATCCATTAAGATGCTAGCTGTCTTTAATTCATCTGCGTTGTTCCCTAAACCAGTCTTGTCTTTAATACCTAAAAGCAGTGGGCTAATAATTCTGTGGCTAACCATCACTTTGCTCATACATTCCTCGCTCAAAAACTGATACTGGTTGTGAGCATCCGATAATTGGACTGGCTCAATACTAGCTTCATTTTCTTTACTGTCATTAAAAGCAAGTATAAACCTACCAGCATTCGACGAGCCACCGAATTTCTGCTTAATTTTTTGCTCGATCTGTTCTTGCATCTCCTCATCTGGTACTCCATTATTAAAACTGATTAACATACTAGGTGCTAGTCCATTCATAATGTTATTAAGGTGGTAGTTACCAACCTCCTCCTCCAGTTCAGCATATTGTAAACCTCCTTGGTAGTCGACTGGACTAAAATAGTGGAAGCCAGCTCTGTAAGGTTTTATGTATAATATTTCTAATCCCTCCTCACTATGTCCAAAAGCTGGTATGCGTTCTGGCTGTTCACTTGGTTTTAACTCACTCCAGTCTCCAGTATAATAATATGCTTCTATGTCTCCATCCTCGTTGCACTTTTCTGGTCTCAATGTTTCTACTGGAAAATGGTCTGCTTCTACAATAGCTGACCTCTCTGCATTGTATATCACTTGAATAGCAGCTTGACCAAAAAGCTTTAAATCGTTTGCCAACTTCATAACACAGCTATCGTTTAATAGTCTGCGCATCATTGCATATTGCTCTGGCTTTAAGTTGCTGTCTGTTGCATCAATACCTCGCCCAAAAATCATTTGCGATATACCATTGATTGCAGCATTATTCGTTGGGCTACCGTTGTACCGATCAATTAAGTACTGAAAATAATTGTTGTCTGCACCATACTCAACCCAGTCTCTGTTTTTTTGTTCTTTGACTTCTGGAGTTGTATAACTCGCTAAGCCTACAAAACGAACTGCACCTTTTGGTTTTCTATTTACTTGTTTTTGTCTTTTACTCATATCACAATGTACTCGTTGTCGTAAGTATTTTCTGTTTTATACTCATCCTCATTAATATCATAGTAATCTTGCTGTATTTGATCAATAGTTTGATCTGTACAAAATATCTTATCTATGTTTAGGTTTTCGTTTTTCTTTGGGTCGTCATTCCATTCATCATTAGTAAACAGCCAAGTATCTCCGTTTTGATTCCATACCTCAAAATCAATGGTTTGGAAAAAATCATAATAGTGCCCTTCTTTTAAATCAAAAACAGCAGTGATAACTTGGTAATCATTCTCAACCGTATATGTTGGCGACAAATCTTGCTCCTCTAATGTTTGATCGTCAATTACTTTTAATGTCCCAGTAGTAATGTACTCCGTAGGTATTATTTTCATTACTTGCGGATTGCTACCAGTCTTAAGTACTTTCATTGTTTTGTTATCTATATATATAACGTAGCTTTTCAGTTTTTTGCAAAAAAAAAGGGTAGCCGAAGCCACCCCCTCTTATTGAGCAATAGTTAATTACGGAGTAATCTGTGTAGAATCTCCAGTTACAGTTGCGGTTACAAAAAATGCTGGTAGTTTTTCCATCCCTTGCAGAGTTAATGAGTAACCAGATAAGTCGCCCATTGCTGCGCCAGTTCCGATTGAGCCTCCATTAACATCTACGCCATTGTAAGCACCAACTAGCAATTTGTTGCCATTATAGTCCTCAACTACAATATGTGGTCGCCCTCCAATGATCTTTAGTAACTCTTCTTGTGTATCTGCATCTAGTTTAGTAAAAACAGCAGTCACAATTTGATCATAAAATACAGTCCCATTATCTCGGCTCGCTGTGATAGTTTGTTCTAAACTATTAGCTCCTTTTACGTCCCATTGATACCAAGTTGGTGTACCACCGAAAGCTGTAACTGTACTATCGTCTGTATCAACTGTTAAATCGCCTAGCGATCCAAAAGTTGCGAAGTAGATTGCTTTAATCCCTCCAACGTTTTCTTTGCAAGCGAGTGAACGCCCACTTGCTAATGCTGTACAAGCCATATTTATATATATTAAAAAAGGGTAGGTAGGCTCTTTGGCTTACCCACCCTTATTAGTTAAACTTCTTTTATTATTAAGATGCCAATGTGTATAACGCAACATCTGATCCGATGCCATATTGTACACCAGCAGTATAACGCATTATAATTCTAACATTTTGCGATCCGTCAAGTTCGCCCATATCTAAAATTTTAACCTCGTTGTGATCCGCAAGCAAGCCAGTGCCGAAGTATAGATTGCTCTTTTGAGCACCTACCATATGATCAGCTGGCATACCGGGCGCCATAAAAACTGGGATTCCCTCAAAGCTTAGTGCTTGGTTGCCATACCAAAGTGACCCTTTGCCATCAACACCATTTGCACCTAGTCCTCCAGAAGCAAAGCCACCTAGAGCTCTAACATACTTTTGAAACGCACCAGTTGGTAAATATAGATGTAGATCATCTTTTCCATAAATAGCAGATGGTAGTGTGTCGACCAATTTGCCAATCTCATCAATAATGTTAGCAGAAGTAAAAGATGTTGCAGTTACTCCAGATACATCGTTGATATCACTGTCAGCTGCCATTAATGTAGTTAGCCCATCAAACTCTCCCTCGGTAGCATTTACACCACTCCAGATTGTTTGCTCTGTCTTCTCTGCCACCTTTGCTGCAACGTGCGCAATTAAGAAATCGCTGAATGCTGGAGGTAGGTTGTCATAAGCTGAATAGCCCATTTGTACCGCTTCCCAGTCAGAGCGAAAATCTTTTTTGCACAATTCGAGGTTCACTTGAAACTCCTCTGGTTGCAAAATTCTCTCTGTTAGTGTAACAGTAGATGTGTCAGCAAAGTCGCAAGTAGCATCTTTGACAATAGCGTCAGTAGCTAATTTTTTAACGACTTCTTTGTACTTAACGTTGGGTTTTACTTCGATCCCTCCGTTCTCGATTGTAGCACCAGAAAGTAGGGCAGCACTAATGTACTTCCCAGCGAACTCTCCAGCATACGTAGTTGTAATACTTGTTGTAGTTGCCATAATTTATTTATTGTAATTTTGATAATACCTTGTCAAAGACACTTGTTGCTTTGTTTTGCGAGTAAAACACTTGGGCAGCCTTTGACTTTCCGCCCTCTGGATTGTGTTTTATTTTTTTACGAGCTGGTGCTTGTGCAGCCATCTCTTCTTTTTTCTTTTCTTCGTCCTCTTCGTAGTCCATTCTTTTTTTAAGCTCCTCAACTTGGGCTTTTACCTCCTCAATTACTGGTGCCATTACTTCGACTACTGCCTCTACTATCTCCTCAACTGCTGGTGCAATCTCGGCTACCGCTTCTGGCACTTCGACTTCGACCTCCTCGAGTTGCTCCTCTTTAGCTTCGTCTTCGGTCTCAACCTTTTCGTCTTCTTTGTCTTCGGCTTCAACTTCGCTATCTTGAATAGAAGCAATTACGCCCTCCTCCTCAATAACTAATATCTTGCCATCCTCCAAAGCATACTCTCCGATTGGTAGAGCAACTTTTTCGTCCTCTGTAACAATAAACACTGACTGCCCAGCTTCAAAGCTCTCTGCCTCGATCACTGTGCCATTCTCCAGCGTTTGTTGTGCCAAGCTAACATTGATGTTTAGCAAGGTCTTGATCTGTGATAACATATCTGTCGCTTTCATATTTATTAATCTAAATTTTTTGCTTTATCAATTAAAAAAGTCCAATTTGGCTCTTCGTTAAAAGACCTCTCTCCGTTGCCATACCAAAAATCTGAAATTATTACGTCTCTCAAATACTCAACTTCCTCATCCATTGGCAAGCCCAACTCCTCAATAGCACTTTCGTATTTAGCAATATCCGCCTCTGCTTTGCTAACCATTGATTTATAGTCATTATCTGCAAATGGTTGTACTTGTGGCTCTAGCTCGGCTGCTAATCGTTTAACATCATTGATAGCTGAATTTAAGTCGTCTGCAATTCTTTCTAACGCTTCATATCCATCGTTATACTCCAGCTCCTCTAGTTGATTAGTATGCTCTTTTAAATCATCCATCAAAGCAAGTTTTACTTCTCTTTGCTTAGATAGTTTTTCTCTCCTTGTCGGTGCGATACTTTTTAGTATCTTATTTACTTTGTTTTCCATTATCTCCAAAAGTTATTTAAAAATCCAGAATAGTTAACGACTTCTGTGTATGATGCCCTTGCACCTTCATATATTGCTGATGCTTCGTCAACTTGTTGTAGCAATCTTGTAAAGCCATTAACAATACTGTCTGGGTCAATGCCAAGTTCGTCTGCTGTTTGGCTAACCTCAATTAGCTTTTCTCTTAAATCATCCGCATACTCTTCTAGATCTGTTGCTGTACCATTAATTACATACTCATCAATTCTGCCAATCTCATCTCTATATTCGTCAATCATCTCAATATACTCTTCGCTTACTTCTCGTAGCCCTTGTGCTTCATTAAACGATTGTTCAAAACCAACTCTCAACTCCTCAATCTCATCAATAGTACCAAGTTTAACTTGTTCAATTTTTTGAGCCTTAAGTTGCTCTCTTTTGCTAGGTTGTATCTCCTTTAGTATTTTACTTACTTTATTTTCCATTACAATCGGTTAAGTTGTTGTGCTAATTCGTATAAATCATAAACATTATTAGTAAAAGATACTAACTCTGTTCTGTCGCTTTCAGCTTCATTGTAAAGTTCATCTGCTTTTGTATAAGTGTCATTGGTGTTTGGATCAACCCCTAACTCACTTGCTAAGTCATCAAATCCTTGCAAAGCATTTTCTAAATCTCTACTTAAATCGCTGTGTTGTGAAATTATGCTGTCTGCTTGTTCGTAGTCTTTTATGAGTTGACTAGCAGCTTCTTTGACTTCATCTAGCTGTGTTCTAATCTCGTTTGAGCTTCTTTCAATAGTATTTACTATCTCATTCAAATCAAGGTCTCTTAGTGATTGTGATGCACTTTCAATATCTCCGACCGCTGAAAGATCAACTTGTTTAGGTGGTGTACTAAATAGCCGACTAAAAACTACATTTCTGCTCATATGTATATAACGTAAGTCTTAAAAAATTTGCATTTTCAGTTTGACTGCCTATTTATTGAGCCGATCCCTTGCGCTCTTATTGAGCCATCGCAACACTCTTTACTGTAAGTATTCTTATCCCAGCACAAGCAACCTCTTTTGCCACCCTTTGGACTTGTACGACTGGGGGTTTTGAATTCATTTTTCATCTGCCTTGCCCTCTGTATTTTTTTTTATAATTCTTTGATCCCTTTAAACTACTGCACTTTGTTTTTGAGTGTACGCCTTTTCTACGCACTTTTGGTTTAATTGCTTTTATGTAATCAGTCCTTTTTGCCATCGCTTTCCAATTCTATAATAGTCTGCTTAATTCTTAGCAATCTCTGTGCAGCACTCAACTCCTCTTGTATGTTTTCTTGTGGTCTGTTTATCTTTTCCGCAAAGTAGCCTTCAATAGAAAAACCCATCACTTTACCAGTCTTTACAAAGTCTTTCCATATCTCCTCGTTATCTACTTTCATTGTGCCCATCCAAGTACCTAGTGGCAAATCCATTCCATAAGCATTTGACTTGTCATTTTCTTTGTCCTCTATAAACCAACTCTCCACTAGCGATAATCCCTCAACCTCTACCATATGCTCAAACGTAGCATTGTTCTGGTTACCTCTCATTAAATATAACTCTCCAGCTTTACGCACTGTGGTTCTATTGAAGTAAATGTAATACTCCTCCTCGCCATCCTTTCTATATATGGTTTTGTTTGGTATCAATAGGGGTCCCATTAACAACCTTTTGTCATCATCTATCTTTTGAAACTTGTACTCTTTTTGTTCGTTGAGTGCAACAAAATTTCGTTCTATTGCTGGTCTCTCTACAATGCTCACTGCATCAATACCAGAGTAAAGGTCATCCTCGTCAATTATTAGTTCAACTATTCGCATATCTATATAACGTATAAATCATTTTTTTTGCCTATCCTAAACTAGCACTTTGTACTGTTTTCCTATCCATCTCTTGTGCAGTCGTTACATCTCCAGCAACTACATATGTTTTTATTGGTCTATTATTACTACCAGCTAAAGCTTCTGCAATTTGATTGCTTCCACTCGAACCAACTATATTAAACGCTGGACTTTGGCTCTCTGTTTCTGGCATAGCTCTTTGTGTAGCAGCAGCTACATTTACGTCTGGCACTGACACTGACCCTTTACTGCTTTTTACCGCATTACGTACTGATCCTATAATTCCAGCAGCTTGTGCAGCATATGCAATCAACATAGGTATATTTTGCGGAAAACCAATTTTTGCTGTTTTTGCCGTACCCTCTGCAACTGCTGTCAATGAGTTAGCAACTGCACTCTGTGAGAATGCTAATGTTTTCTTAGCTTCAATTATCATCTCCTTTGCAGCCATAACATTTTTTGCAATTATCGCTGCTTTACCTAGAGCTGTCTCGGCATTTGTTAAAGACAATACATTGTTAAACG